GATGATGACAGAGATCGGCGTTGTCCAAAAGACCGGTATGGTCGAAGTGGGCGGGCTCGTTCTCTGCAAGATGCCACAGGAGATGGCCGACCAACGAAGGCGCTATTACCATACCCGAACAGCTTCGGAGATGGACGCGGCCGAGAATACTTACATGCGCGACGATGATGAGCGCATGAAGAAGTATGTCGAAAAGCGGAAGCAGGTTTTGTTTGGGCGGTAACGCCCGCAAGCGCTAACTCTAGGAGGCTGGCATGTCCAGTACAGCATACCCATTTGGCATGGTCCCCGTTGAGAATCTCGGGGCTGGCTACAATACCCAAGGTTTTGAAACTTTCGGCCTCCTCGACGGCTACGCCACGTCGATCTATTTTGGCGACGTCGTCAAGATGGACACATCTGGTGTCATCCAGAAGGATACCGGCACCGCGACGCTCACGCCTTACGGTGTGTTCCTCGGCTGCTCGTACATTGCCAACGGCACGGGGTACTTTCTTACCGCGCAGTCGTGGCCTGCCAGCACCACCACTGCAGTGACCACCGGCCCCGGCCGCCCACTCTGCAAGGTGTCGACCAATCCATCCGGTGTCTTCATGATGCAGGCTGATGGCAGCGTGCCGCTAACAGCGCTCGGTGCCAATGCCGCTATCGTTCAGACGGCGGGCACCGCAGCTATCGGCAAGAGCCGAAATGCTCTCGGCGCGTCTACGATCGCTACCACATCGTCGCTGCCGCTGCGCATCGTTGGTCTGGCTGAGATCCCGGACAACGATTGGGGCGATGCCTTCACGATCGTTCTGGTCAAGTTCAACAACCACCAGCTTAACACGCTGACAGGCATTTAAGGAGCACTGACAAATGGCTGCAATTTCTCGTGCCCAGCTGCTCAAAGAGCTGCTCCCCGGCCTGAACGCACTCTTCGGTATGGAGTATGCTCGCTACGAGCAGGAACACACCGAAATCTACACCGAGCATTCTTCGGAGCGCAGCTTTGAAGAAGACCAGAAGGTCACCGGCTTCCAGTCGGCGCCCACCAAGCAGGAAGGCGCTGCCACCCTGTTCGATACTGCGCAGGAAGGCTACACCACTCGCTACGTGATGGAGACCGTTTCAATGGGCTTCGCGCTGACGCAGGAAGCTTTCGAAGACAACCTCTATGATTCGCTGTCGGCCCGGTACACACGCGAGCTCGCTCGCTCCATGGCCAACACCAAGCAGATCAAGGCGGCCGCCATCCTCAACAATGGCTTCACCACCTTCAACACGGGCGACGGCGTGTCGCTCTACAACACGGCCCACCCACAGGTCGCCGGCCCGACGATTTCCAATCGTCCATCCGTCGCCGTGGATCTGAACGAGACCAGCCTTGAAGCTGCCACCATTCAGATCGCCAAGTGGACCGACGATCGCGGCAAGCTCATCAACGCACGCGTGCGCAAGATGATTGTCCCGACCGATCAGCAGTACGTGGCTATTCGCGTTCTCGAAACTTCGCTGCGCCCCGGCACATCGGACAACGACGTGAACGCCATTCGGACTTCTGCCGCGGTGCCTGAAGGCTTCGCGATCAACCATTTCTTGACTGATCCCGACGCTTGGTTCCTGCTGACAGACGTGCCCGAGGGCTTCAAGTACTTCAACCGAGTATCGGAGTCTGAAGACCACGACGGCGATTTTGATACTGGGAATCTGAGGTGGAAAATACGCAGTCGGTATTCTTTCGGAATTTCTGACTATTTGGCCACCTGGGGATCGCCGGGTGCCTGATACCTACGGGTTACAAAATACAGAGGCCCGCTTTCAAGCGGGCCTTTTCTTTTACCCCCTCTCAGCGTACACTCCACCCATCACCGGGATAACATAAGCGTCGTTGGGCGGGCCCGGCCCACACACTGCCTTGACAGCGGCGCGAGTTAGGCAGAACAAACATGTCCACTTTTAGCTCCCCGCTCAACTCGGGCGACGTGGCCCAGAACGCCGTCGGCTACGTGCTGATGACGCAGGCTTCGACACTGACCTTTGCCGACACCGCGGCCAAGGCGCTGTTCAATATCCCCAAGCCATACCAGATCGTCGACGTCTATATCGACGTCACTACGGTGTTCAATTCGTCGGGCACCGACCTGGTGACCATCGGTTTCGCGGGCACCCAGAACGCTTTTGCCACTGCCATTGACGTGGCATCTACAGGCCGCAAGCGTGGTTCGGCCGGCGCGGCGCAGCTCGCCAACTTCCTCAACACCACCAACGACGGCACTGTGCTCGCCGTGACGGGGCTGTTCACGCAGTCTGTTGCCGACGCGACAACTGGCGCGGCCAATATCGTCATTGTCTACTCAGTGCCCAAGACGCTGGCGCCGTAAGGGGGCTGGATCATGGGTAGCTATAACGCCGACATTCCGTATCGCAAGTTCGCCGCGATCGTACCATCGAACACGGATAACAACATCGCGCTCGGGTGCAACGCTGTCTACGTCGGCGGTGCGGGCAATATCTCCATGGTGGGCCAGGATGGGGTTGCGGTGGTGTTCACTGCTGCGCCCGTCGGCGCTGTCCTACGCTGCGGCCCGGTGCGGGTCAACGCGACACTGACCACCGCTACGTTGCTGCTCGCGCTCTATTGAGTGCGGCGGCGCCTATCAACCTAGCAGCATAGGCACCTTTCAATGGCCACTTCCCTGTCGAGTTCCTTCAATCTTGATTTTGTCGAGGCGATCGAAGAGGCCCACGAACGTTGTGGTTTGGAACTGCGCGGCGGGTTTGAAATGCGGAGTGCCCGCCGTAGCATCAACATCATGTTCGCCGACTGGGCCAACCGTGGTCTGAACATGTGGACGATTGAAGAACGTTCTCTGGTTTTAACCGAGGGTACGTCGGAGTACACCCTCGGCGAGGACATTGTGGACTTGATCGAGTACATGGTCCAGATCCCGAACACCTCGCAGGAGACGCGCTACAATCTGAGCCGCGTCAGCGTCAGCACTTATGCAGGGCGCACCAACCCGACGATCATCGGGCGGCCCACCGAAATTTATGTAAACCGTACCCAGCCGGCCCCGATCGTACATCTGTGGCCGGTGCCTGGACCCGGCGGTCCGTACACGCTCAAGTACTGGGTGCTTCGCCGCATTCAGGACGCGGGCGCGTACACCAACACGGCTGACCTGCCGTTCCGTTTCCTGCCCGCGTTCATCGCGGGGCTGGCCTATTACATCGCCGAGAAGAAGCGCACTGATGACCCTGGCTTGATCGCCCGGCTCGAACAGTCCTACGCCAAAGCATGGACGCTCGCGGCCGATGAAGATCGGGATCGCAGCACGTTGACTCTGGTGCCCCGTGGCAGCGCCTACCGTGTCGGTCGGGTCTGATGGCCAGCGCTGGTGGTAGCACCGCCAAATATGCCAGCGCGCCGTGGGCGCTCGCCCTATGCGATCGGTGTGGTTTCTCGTATCGGCTCAACCAACTCCATCAAGAATTTTACGACCAACGACCAAACGGTTTAAAAGTTTGCAGGACGTGCCTGGATAAAGATCACCCGCAGCTACGCTTGGGGTTGACCAAGATCAATGACCCTCAGAGCCTTTTCAATCCGCGCCCCGACGTTGACCGCCAAACCTCTACCAGCTATTTCGGCTGGTCACCTGTCGGGGGTTTGGGTATAGATATAGAATGCGAAATCGGCACGGTCACCGTGTCGGTTGTTTAAGAGGATACGCTCATGAAGAAAATGACCAAAGTTAAGGCCCCTATGATGACGGCTGGCGCTGGCAGTGGTGAAGGCCGTATGCAGAAGGCTGCTGCCGCAGGCAAAAAGGGAAAGGTGAAGCCCTAATGGTCCCCTCAGAAAAACGTGGGTGGGGCGCAGCCCAGGCCCGCAACAAGCCTTGCGTAATTGTTCCGCGCACGTGCATCTCGTCTCAGCTTGCGCCGCCGGTGCTTTCGCCCAAGGCCAAGAAGATGTTTGCTGCGTCCGAAGACTACCACGCGAAGAGCTAACGTATGGCAACGCTGGAAACGTTACAGGACGACATAAAGTCGTACACGACGAACGACGACCCAGCGTTTCTCGTTCAACTAAACACGTTTATACGGGCGTCGGAAGAAAGAATATTTTTCTTTGTCCAGCTACCGTTTTTTCGCAAGAATGTCACTGGTAGCTTCACGGCGTCGAACCAGTACCTGCAGCTTCCGGCTGACTTCCTTGCGCCCGCCAGTCTGGCGGTTATCCTTGCGTCAGGTGAGTACGTCTACCTGCTGAACAAAGACGTCAATTTCATGCGCGAGGCGTTCCCAAGCCCAACGGTTGTGGGCGTACCGAGCCACTATGCTTTGTTTGACGCCGACGAGAACAGCACCGTCATCATCGTTGGAAAAACGCCAGACGCCGCCTACGCCACCGAGCTCCATTATTTCTACCGCCCAGCGTCCCTGACGTTGAATGAAGTGCCCACCAACGAGACATGGCTCAGCGTCCATGCGTACGACTGCCTAATGTACGGTGCCCTTTCGGAGGCAGCCGTATGGATGAAGAAGAACGCCGGAATCGACAACATGAGCGACACCTACGACCAGCGGTTCCTTGTTGCGTTGCAAGGGCTCAAGAACCTCGGCGAATCGCGCGACCGCAAGGACACCTACCGTAGTGGCGAAAAGAGGAAACCCGAATGAACATCAGCGTACCCAGCACCGCCACACTCGGCACGGTGACTGTCGCCGTCACGCCGCACAAGCCTAAGCCGCGGCCCGCGGCCAAACCCACGAGGACTTTCTGATGGCTCTTACCCAGGCTATGCCGACTTCATTCAAGGTTGAATTGCAGACTGGTCTGCACAACTTCACCGCCGGGACGGGGGATGTGTTCAAGATCGCACTGTTCCGCGCCACGGCTTCCATTGCGGGCACTTTCGGCGCAGCGACCACGAACTATTCGAACATGGGCGCCGACGAAGCCAGCGGCACGAATTATACTGCCGGCGGCATAGCGCTGACCAACATCACTCCGACAAGTTCAGGTACCACGGCGTTCACGGATTTTGTCGACGCGGTATTTTCCAATGTCACTCTGACAGCCAGCGGCGCGTTGATCTATAACAGCACCGACGGGGACCGCGCTGTGGCTGTGCTGGATTTCGGTAGCGAC